ACGGATTCGATATCATCTGTCGCGTCCACGGATCTGGAACCGAATACGCCTACGCAGATATCCTGTATAAAAAATATGGCGAAGATCACTACACCTATATTGGTCTGATCTACTACACAACCACAGCTCCATGTGGAACAACACGCGATACCCCAACTTGGCATCACGTCAAAGGCGAAAGCCCAATTATGAAAACCAAATGGCACGAAGCTGCCATCAAACTATACGATGCCTTCAGAAAAAAGGAGGCAGCGTAATGTTTAATTCCAATGATAAAATCATCATCCGCGATCCCAACAATTTTTATTGTGGGAAAAAAGCCAAAGTAGTCTGCTCAACAGACTGGCCACAGGTTTGGAATGTCAGAGTGGAAAACGTCTACATCGCCATCAATGAAAAATATATGGAGGAAGCATGATGGCAGAAGAATTAATCATAGGTAACCATAAGTATTTTACCAATCAGCCAACAATCGGACAGTTTTTTGAAGGTAAAAAAATTTGGTACATGGCAAGGCAAGCAAAAAAAATCGGGCTTTATAGAAGAAAAGAATTTCTTGAAATAATGCAGATCCATTCAAAAGGACACACATATCACTACCTTTATGCATTCCTAAATAAACAAAAAGATTTCTTGTACATTGGGCAAACTAAAGATTTTGACCAAAGAATGAGACAGCATAAAGGAAAACACTGGTGGGATCTTGTCTCTGAAATAAAATTGGAACTGGTCCAATCTAAAGAAATCGCAGTTCGTAAAGAAGAGTGTCTCATTCGTGAGTTAAAGCCAAAACACAATAAAACTTATCATGTGCAAAAACTTAAACAACAAGATGTGCCAAACATTCTTTATGGTAAAATCAAGGAGGCAGCATGATCGAATACTTCACAGCTCTCGTCATCGCATACAATCTGCAAGGCGAACAAATCAAAACAGTCGCTTGGTTCAAAAGCCAAAGCCATTGCCAAACAGTGATGAACGAAAATATCGCGCAGCCACTATACGATCACATCTATGATCTCTACGGCAATGACATCTCAATGCAATGCATCGTAAGTAAACAACCATCAAAGCCTTTGGTCAGACCAAAGCCAAGGCCAGAAAAATGACAGAACAAAATTACGATACAGTCTCCCAATGCCCAAACTGCAAAACAAAAATGGCAGCAGTAGACTCAAGACAACATTCAACGTATGGCTTTCAAACAATCAAACGCAGACGGAAATGTTTGACGTGTGACTTCAGAGCCAGCACAGTCGAAGTGCCAATCGATCTGGCAAAAGATATATTCAGTGAGGAATGAAATGCAAAAAATAACCACACTCCAAAAACAAATCAAAGAGTTCCAAAATGTTGTGGACAACTCTCAAACATCAATCAATCACATGATTGTCTTCGCAGCCATATGCCAAGAACAGCCAACAACAAGCAATGATCTGCACAAAAAGCTAGGCTTCCAACAGTCAACAACAAACAGACTGCTGCACTCCCTCGCAGATCATGGCAGAGGAAATGTCGAAGGCGCTGACGTAATAGAAATAAAAATGATGCCAGAAGACAGACGCCATAGAGAAATAAAGCTAACCGACAAAGGTAAAAAACTAATGACAAAAATGTTTGGAGCAAAAAAATGATCGTTAAATCTTGGAAATTCACAGGCTTTAAAGCAACATTCCCAGATTGGGTGCAAGAAAACTCCTCAAAAAGAAAAGGATCAGATTTATTGTGGGTCCACACACAAACAGGAGAAATGCCAGCCGAAGAAGGAATGTACATAGCAATCAATCTGCGTGGCCATGTAGATGTCTATGACTTCAAGCCAGAAGGATGGATGAAAGAAATTGCAACAGGAATAGTCTTCGCAATCCTAGTCATAGCCGTATTGGTGTTTATGCTCGCATGGTAAATAAACAATTCGTAAAACTCTGCTATGACCAATACCAAATGAACCACCAAGGTTATCACGGTTTCCAACACTGGGCGCGTGTGTTCCAAAATGGCAGACACATTGCAAAAGCAGAAAACGCCAACACAAAAGTTGTCGATCTCTTCGCACTCCTGCACGATACACAGCGCAGAAACGAAAACAGAGATCCACAGCACGGCTATCGTGCAGCAAAATACGCACACTCAATCAGAGGCAAATGGTTCGACCTATCCAATAAAGAAATGCGCCTCCTTGATGAAGCACTCACATATCATTCAGATGGATACACAGACGCAGACATCACAGTGCAAACATGCTGGGATGCAGATCGCCTCGACCTTGGCCGCGTAGGTATCCAACCGTCAGCAAAAAAACTCTGTACCCAAACAGCCAAAAACGCTATCAATAATTACTGCTCGACAGATCCACGCCTGTGGCCTGCTTCGACCTCATACAACTGACCCGCTTCGGCGGGTCTTTCTTTTTTTGAACTTATAAACTAAATTCAAAAGTGGAAAGGTATTCATATGGCAAAGAAAAAATCAAAGAACCCTGTCGGAAGACCCAAGTTCGAAATCAATGAAGAAGTGCTGCAACGCGCAGAAAGACTAATGGCGCAAGGCTTAACAAAAGAACAATGCGCCAGAGCATTGGGCGTTTCAGTCTCTACCTTCCAGCTTTATCAGGCAGAAAATTCGGAATTTTCGGAAGCCATAAAAAGGGGCGAGGCGCTGGGCATCGAAGAAGTAACCAACGCACTCTTCGAAAATGCAACGCTGGAACGCGATAACACAGCCATCATCTTCTATCTGAAGAACCGCGCTGGCTGGGTCGATAAGCAAGAGCATAAAGTAGAAACAGAAAACAAAGTCACCCTCGACCTAACAAGGATTGGTGTTAATGAACTCGCAGCAATTGAACGCGCTTTTGAGCAATCTAACTCTGGAGCAAGTCAGAGCGGAGAAATACCGCAGATCATTGAGGGAGTTTACGAAGAGCGCATGGCCGACGATTGAACCGGGCGTAGACTTCCAAAACAATTGGCACGTTGATGCAATCAGCGATCACCTCCAAGCGGTGGTCGAAGGCGACATCAAACGCCTGATCATAAACGTGCCGCCACGCCACATGAAATCCATCAGCGTGGCCGTTGCGCTGCCAGCATGGACGTGGACACACCAACCCCACAAGAAGTTTCTGTACGCCTCCTATGCCTCTTCCCTGTCCATCAGAGACAGCACCAAGTGTCGCCGCCTGATCGATAGCCCGTGGTACAAGCGCCACTTCGCAGACCAGTTTGTGCTGACTGGCGATCAAAACCAGAAGCAAAGATTCGAAAACGATAAGACAGGATATCGCATAGCCACGTCAGTCGGGGGCGCTCTGACTGGTGACGGTGGTGACATCATCTGTATCGATGATCCGCACAACGTAGTGGACAGCGACAGCGCCAAAGTGCGCGAAGGTGTTCTCGAATGGTGGGATCAGGCAATGCAAACGCGGCTTAACGATCCGCGCACTGGCGCATTCATCATCATCATGCAGCGCGTCCATGAACAGGATCTCACAGGCCACATTCTGGCCAATGAGCTGGGCGAAGAGTGGGATCATTTATGCTTGCCAGCCCGATACGAAATCGGCCACCCAACGCCTACGCGCTCTTCTCTGGGCTTCACAGACCCCAGAACAGCCGAAGGCGAGCTGCTTTGGCCAGAAAGAATTGGCGAAAAAACCCTAACAACTCTGGAGCGCAGCCTTGGATCTTACGCAGCAGCAGGCCAGCTACAGCAGCGACCATCGCCAAAAGGTGGTGGAATCCTGAAGGCAAGCTGGTGGGTTCCTTGGGAAAAGGAGGAAATGCCTGACATCGAATATGTGCTGCAATCATACGATACCGCATTCGAGGCCAAGGAAAGCTCCAGCTTTAGCGCCAGAACCACTTGGGGCGTGTTTACCTACAAAGGCGCAACATGCGCCATTGTGCTGGAGGCATGGTGGGATAAGGTCAGCTACCCTGACCTTCGGCGCTTGGCGCAAGATGCCTACGAAGAATGGGAGCCAGACGCGGTTCTGATCGAAAAAAAGGCGTCAGGACAGTCGCTGCTGCAAGACTTACGCATGGCTGGAGTGCCAGTTTTGGCCTACAGTCCAGATCGTGACAAGGAAGCTCGCGCCCATGCCAGCTCCGCTCTTTTGGAGGATGGAAGGATTTTCTTCCCTTCCAGCCGAAAATGGGCTAAAGATTTAATTGATATATGCGCGGCCTTCCCTGCTCACCCCAACGATGACATCGTTGACACATGCACACAGGCATGGTTACGGCTCCGCAAAGGATGGTTTGTTGGGCATAGTGAAGACCCAGATGATGACGATTTTGTAGAAACGAAAAGGATGACGCTCTATGGCTGAACCAGAAAACATTATCCCATTTGCCGAAGGCGCTCCACCCGACGATCTCATGGTCGAGACACTTCCAGATGGTGATGTTCTTATTGGCGATCCAGAGTTGGACATGATGGAGGAACTCGAAGGCGCAGAGTTCGACCAAAACATTGCAGAGCAAATCGATGAACGCGAGCTGGTGCGAAAAGCACAGGAGCTTATTGGCTTTTTCAACAATGACAAAGAAGCCAGATCCGAATGGGAGCAGCGTTACAAGCAAGGATTGAAGACCCTAGATCCAGACGGTGGGCTTGACGAAAGCGAAGATGAACGCGCAACTCGCGGTCTTTCTGTCGTTGTGCATCCAATGATCGCAGAGGCAGCAACCCAGTTTAACGCTCGCGCCATTGCGGAGCTGTACCCATCAGGCGGTCCAGTTAAGTCAATCATCATTGGCAATCCAGATGAGCAAATGGAAGAGCAAGCTCGCAGAGTGCGCGAGTTTATGAATTACCAGATCACGCAGGAAATGCCTGAGTATTTCCCTGATCTAGACCAAATGCTGTTTCACCTTCCATTGATCGGCCACACGTTCAAAAAGGTTTGGTGGGATGCCAACATGGATCGGCAGTGCAGCCAGTTCGTAAAGGCAGAAGACTTTGTGGTCGCTCCAGAAAGCAAGGATCTTTACACATCACCGCGCTACACGCACGTCATTCGGATGCCAAAGAATGACTTCAATCGCTACGTTCAAAACGGTTATTATCTGCCAACCGCATACATTGGCAACACGGTAGATCCAGTCGATGACGTGATCGGAGAGATCGAAGGCGTTGATGAATACAGCGAAGGCAGTCAAGACGATGTAATGACGCTGCTCGAAATGCACGTCTATGATCTG